CTTCTCCGCAGAGGAGATCGCCGCTCTGCTGGCTGACTAAGACATGAGGAGGTAAGCTCTATGGCAAAAGCGAAGATCAAAACGCTTTTGGGCACAGGGCTTGCCGCGCTTTGCAGCCACATCAAGCAGTGTAACACCGCACTCGGAGACCTTTCCGAAGCAACGGCAAACGGATTCGAGGAAACCGATGACATCCTGCACGAAAAGCAGGATGTCACGGCTGCGGTGTCTTTTACGATTCCGGTCGATGGCTGGGGCGAAGATGATTCTTCCCCCGGCTATTTTTATTGTGACATCCCTATTGCGGGCCTGTTGGCTACCGACATTGTGGATGTTACGGTACTGCCGGAATTTTACGATGTGGCGGGTGCGGTGGGCTTTATTGCGACCGAAAGCCTCGAAGGAAAGCTGCGGCTGAGGGCCGCCAAAGCTCCGACCGAGAAAATTTCTGCACAGTATCACATTACAAGCACCGTGAAATACACGGATGCACAGGAAGGGGGAACCTAAATGGCATACGGTTCTTTTAACGCAGGCCCCGGCAAGGCGCCGGATGAAGATGTTGTCCGCACTGACCAGATCGGCATTCCGGGCGGCATTGCCACGCTGGATGCAGACGGCCACCTGACCGAGAGCCAGCGGTGGGAAGTGGACGGCTACAAAAAGGCCGAGACCGACCAGCGCATCAGCGCGGCCGTAGACAACCACAACGGTGCGGAGAACGCCCACAGCGACATCCGCGCCAGTGTGGCAGCTATGAACGCCAGCATCAAGGCCATTGAGCTGAAGTTCGGCACGAACGTCACGAAAAATCCGTTCTCTGCCACGTTCGGCAGTCTGGACGGCCTGACCGTGACCGGTGCGTGGAACGCCGAACAGGCAAGGGTGGAGTTCTGACGATGGCTGAAACATTCAAGGTCGGCGCGAATGCGCGGGAGCTGCTGCGCTACACCCAGAGGGCGACCCGCATTGTCACCGATGACATCAGCCGGAGTGATGCCCGGAAGATCATCCAGAAAGTCGCAGCGCTCGAAGATGTGCGCGACATCCAGAAGGTGTGCGGCACTGCCGTCCATGCACTCGACACACGGGACAGAGAGGGCTTTTCCAAGAGCACTTTCCGTCTGTACGGCGAGGGCATCCGGCTGACCGCCCGGCAAATCCTGCTGGATGCACACGCGGCGAACAATGTCAATTTCCAGACCGACTACGACAAGCGCATCGAGAAGATCGGCGCGGTCGTGGACAGCTGCTCTCTGCTGCTGGAATACCTGACCATCTGCACGGAGGAAGGTATCATCAGCGCGAAGAAAGCCGGTATCTGGACAAAGAAGGTCACGGACGTAAAATACCCGGCGATGAAGTGGCTCACGTCGGAACGCGGACGTGCCGAAAAACTCCGGGCAGAAGCGGAACGGAAACGGCTGACCGAACAGGCTGCCGCCCTGAAAGCTGTCCTTTACCCGGAACCGTAAACGCACAGCGGGCAACCGCTTTGCATAAAGGGTGCGGTTTGTTTGTCTGACGCTGCCATTTGGTGGCTGCGCTCTCCGAACACCAACAATAACAACAACGTCTGGAACGTCAACACCGATGGCTCCAACAACAACAACTGGTACAACAACTCCTATGGTGTTCGCCCCGCTCTGATGGAACCGTGTGACGAGTAGGCATAAGCTGAAAGCAGTGCGCCCATCAAAGGAAACCGCATCCTGTCGCTTGCCGATGCAGGCAAGTGATAAATACATCCCGCTGAGGTGGGCCATCCCTGCCGGATGCAGCCCACTACCGCAGCAGCGAACCAGCGGAGGGTCATTTTGACATACGAAGAACTGTGCAGCTTTGAGGTGCTTTACAAAGCCTACCTCGAAGCCCGGAAGGGAAAACGCGGCAAGAGCAAAACAATCGAGTATGAATCCCATGCATTGGCTTGCACGGAAAAGCTCTCCCGTAAGCTGGCTGTCTGCAATGTGCGGCAGCCAGACGGGAGCATCCGGCAGCAGATACGCTATGTGCCAAGTAAGTTTGAGGTCTTTGCCGTCTACGAGCCGAAGCGCCGCATGGTACACGCCCCCGCATTTGTGGACAAGGTGGTGCTGCACGCTCTGGTCGATAACATCCTGTATGATGCCCTGACAAAGAGCTTTATCCGGGACAGCCACGCCAGCCAGACCGGCAAAGGCACAGACGACGGCCTGATGCGCCTGAAAACCCACATGGTGGACTATTACCGCCGTGAGGGCCACGGCGCGGACGGCTGGGTGCTGAAAGGCGACGTGCGGCATTTCTTCGCCAGTATCGACCACCGGAAGCTAAAACGCAAGCTCAAAGCCGTGCTGGATAAGCGCGGCGTTGACCCGCGTGTCTATGAGCTGCTTTGCATCTACATCGACGTGATGGAGGACGGCTTGCCGCTGGGCTACCAGACGAGCCAGCTTTTCGCCCTCATGTTTTTGGACGAGTTCGACCACATCATCAAAGAAAAGTACCGCATCAAATACTATGGCCGATACATGGATGATTTCTACATCATCTGTTCGGACAAGCGGAAATTGCAGTGCATTCTCCGGGATGTGCGGGCGCTCATGGACAGTTACGGCCTTGAGCTGAACCAGAAAACCGCCATCTTCCCATTGAGGAACGGTATTGATTTTCTGGGCTTTCACTCCTACCTGACCGACACCGGCGCGGTCATCCAAAAGCTGCGCCGGGATAGCTCCAAGCGGATGAAGAACAAGATCAAGTATTGGGAAACAGCATACCCCGCAGGCGAAGTAACCAAGCAGGAAATCCTGCGGAGCTTTGATGCGTGGGATGCCCATGCCGCCCATGGTGAAACCTACTCTTTACGCCGCAAGTACGCTGACCGGCTCGAAAAATTGCTTGACTGTAAAATCCCTATCCATCGAAAAATCAACTCGAACAAACTCGCGCGTGACAGACGGCGGGCGAGGCAATGCCGCTGCATCTACAAGAAGCAGCACAAAGCCCTGTCCCTCTCTGTATCGCAGAACACGCGGCCTGCGGAGATCATGCCGTGGGCCTGAACGAAAACAAGGAGGTAACAATGGCAAACGTAAAACTGGGCACAAAAGCCGTTGGCAGCATTGTCAAAATCAAGGTCAACGGCGCGTCCAAAGATTTTATTGTTGTGCAGCAGGGCAACCCGAACACCAGCACCTACGATTCGAGTTGCAATGGAACGTGGCTGCTGATGAAGGACATCTACACCACGTCCACGTTCGGCAACAATAACTCCTACAAGGATTCCAGCATCCACACATACCTGAACGGAACGTTCTACAACCTCATCGACAGCAACATCCGGGCGGCTATTAAGCAGGTGAAAATCCCGTACCAGAACGGCACTGGTTCCGGCGGCAGCCTTGCCACCGGCTCCAACGGCCTGAGCACCAAAGTGTTCCTGCTGTCTGGTTATGAGGTTGGTTGGACGACCAGCGACAACGGCTATTTCCCGAAGGACGGTGTGAGGCTGGCATACTTTGGCAACAGCTCCAGCGGTAACAGCAAGCGTATTGCATACAATGGCAGCTCCGCTGCCATTTGGTGGCTGCGCTCTCCGGGCACCAACGATAGCGGCAGCGTCTGGGGCGTCAGCGCCGATGGCTCCAGCGACAGCAGCTGGTACGGCAGCTCCTGTGGTGTTCGCCCCGCTTTCATTCTTCCCTCTACACTCGTGGTCTCTGATGACGGTGCTGTCAGTGTCAACACTGCACCTACCGTCAGCACGGACGGCGCAGCTCTGGGGCAGAAGAACGCGGCCTTTGCGTGGAAGTACACCGTCAGGGATGCCGACGGCGACACCTTGACCGTCACCGAAAAGCTGGACGGCAAGACCACCAAGACCCGCACCGGCGTTGCCAGCGGCACGGCCCTGACCTTTGAGCAGACGGCCAGCGCTGCCGGATTCCAGAAAATCCTGAACGGCAACCACACCATCACCGTTGAGGTGAGCGACGGCAAGGAAACCGTCAGCACGTCCGCGACCTTTACCAAGGCCGTCCACGCCGCAAGTGTGACGCTGGCCGAACCTCTGACCGTGGAGGGCGACATCACCGTTGCCGTGCTTCAGGTGACCGGCTCCATCCCCGATGATGCGAAGTTCAAAGCCGAAGTGACCAACAACGCACTCGACAGCTCCCCGGTCTGGCAGGATGCCACGACCGAGGTAAAAAAAGGCGTGAACATCGTCTTTGAGAATAAGACCGCCACCAACGGCGCGGCGTTTAACTTCCGCGTCAGCGTGGAGCGCGGCGAATCCGGCGAGGGCGGCTACATCGAAGCCGTCTCCGGCGCATTCCAGTAAGGAGGTATAAAAATGGCACTGAACTGGACGAAACACGATTTGCCCACCCGGCAGGAGAAGGAAGCCGCAGCCAAGAAGCAGGCCGAGAAAGACGGCCTGCCTGACCGCGTGGCCGAGGTCGAGGACGCAATGTGCGAACAGGACGCGGCCAACGAGGAGCGTTTGGCCGCCATCGAAACCGCGCTGTGTGAGCTGGACGCAGCGCTGAACAAGGAATAAGGAGGTATCACCATGAACATTATCTGGGCAAACCGCCTGATTGCAGGCACTAAGACTTGGGCAGAGATGCCCGCATCCCGCCGTGCAGGCGTGAAGAAAGTTCTGGCCGAGCGCGTAAACAAGGGCGAGATCACCGCCGAGGATTACAAGCGCATCACCGGTGACGACTATGACGTGGCCTGAGCTGTGTGAGAAGCTGTTGACCCGGCTTGAAGCGCAGGGCGAGAACATGAGCACCGAGCGTGCAGAGTTCGGGGTGCTCATGGTGGACTGTGCCATGCGCGGGTGCGGGGCTGATCCGGGCATGAAGGGAGATGGTAGCAATGGCGATTAAAGCCTATTCGTATGCGAAGGACGGGAACAGAAAGCTCTCCGCAAATTTTGCGGTGAAGGAGTTCCGCTGCAAGGATGGGAGTGACCCGATCTTTATTGACGATGAGCTTGTGACCCTGCTGCAGAAAATCCGGGATCATTTCGGGAAGTCTGTGACGATCACGAGTGCATACCGTACCGCCGCCCACAACAAGGCGGTGAAGGGGGCGACCTACAGCCAGCATTGTTACGGCAAGGCTGCGGACATCCGGGTGCAGGGCGTGGGTGTTGAAGCTGTGGCTGCCTATGCCGAGACCCTACTGCCGAATCGTGGCGGCATCGGGCGCTATCCTGTAAAGGCGGGACGCCCTGCTGGTTGGGTACATATCGACACCCGCGCGGCAAAGAGCCGGTGGGTAAGCTGAAAGTAGGAGGAAAACAGTATGGAGAACATTCTGAAAGTTTTTCTGATGGCATTCCCTGAATGGCTGGCCTGCATCTTCATGGTGGTCGGCCTTGTGGTCACGGCGCTGGCGGCGGTACGTCTGGGTTACGGCCTTGTGGTCGCAAAGACCGTGTACAAGTGGATCGTCAACGCGGAAGAAAAGTTCGGCGCGGGTGCAGGCGCAGAGAAGAAAGCGCACGTTATCGCGGTGCTGCGCGGCTACACCCCGGACTGGCTGGACTGGGCAATCAATGAGCGGACGCTGGATTGGATCGTACAGCTTGTGTTCGACTTTACCAAGAAGAAGCTCGAAGATTACATGGCAAAGAAATCCGTGGAAACCACCACTGTGGCCCGTTTCGGTAAGGCGGGGGAGGACAAGCGTAATGACTGACGAGGAACTGGAACATCGCCTGACAGCGGTCGAAAACCGTGCACAGAGCAACACCCACCGGCTGGACGAGCTGGGGAAGCTGACCGATGCAGTAAACGGCATGAACACCAATATCAAGTTGACCATCCAGCAACTCGAAAACACAAACAAGAGCCTTGAAATTGTAACGGCTCAAAACAAAAAGCAGGAGGACCGCCTCACCGCGCTGGAAAAAGCCCCCGGAACATTTGGGAACAAACTTTGGTGGGCTGTGATTGCGGCGTTGGTTTCCGGCCTTGTGGCCTATGAACTGACGATGCTTCTGCACTGAAATGAAAATCCCCCGCTGGCATCCTGATGGATTGCTGGCGGGGGATTTTTTGTTTGTCTGGAAGTTTTGCACAAAGGAAATGTGCAAAGTGTGGAAAAATTGCGAATTGACAACGGTATACCGTATAATTTACGCTTAAAACGAAAATAAACGCCATAGTCGAAAGGAGGAAAACGGCGTGCGAGTGTTCAAACAGCTTACGCTTACAGACCGAATCCGTATTGAAAAGTGGCTGAAAGATGGGCTGAGAGTAAAGGAAATCGCAGACAGGTTGCGGGTTGACCCGTCCACGGTGTACCGGGAACTGAAACGCGGTAGCTACGACAAGTTGGACGGTAAAACGTGGAAGCTGATTCCTACATATAGCCCGGATATTGCAGAACAAAGGTATCAGGCACATCTTCGGGAGAAGGGACCAAACCTTAAGATTGGCAAGGATCATGAGCTTGCAAGCTATATCGAGCAGACCATTATAGATAAGGATTGTTCACCGGCTGCTGTGTACGGTTATGCCCTGGAAGAAGGACGGACATTCAAAACGCATATATCGGTGCCTACCATATACAGCTACATCAAAAAGGGCGTGTTCCTGAACTTGACGCAAAAGGCCCTGCCCAGACATGGAGTGCATAAGGGCGACTATAAAAAGGTGAAAACAAAGGATCCTGCTCGTGCGCCTGCCGGTGAGAGCATCGAAAAACGCCCGGCGGAAGTAAAAGACCGTGAAGAATTTGGACACTGGGAAATGGACACGGTGTATTCTGGCAAGAAGAAAAGCACGGTTGCGCTGCTGGTGCTGACTGAGCGCAAGACCCGGAACGAAAATATTATAGTGGTGCCAGATCGCCGCGCAGAGACGACCGTGCGGGCAATCAATGCACTGGAACGGAAGTTAGGTGCAGAGAAGTTTGGCATTATCTATAAGAGCATCACAGTGGACAACGGCAGTGAGTTTGCATTGGCCGACCAGCTGGAACAGTCCTGCATCACCGGAGATAAGCGGACGAAGGTGTACTATTGTCATCCGTATTCTTCTTGGGAACGCGGGAGCAATGAGAATGTGAACGGCATGATTCGCCGCAGGCACCCGAAAGGCACAGACTTCTCAAAGGTCACGGCAGAGGAAATCGCGGCTACGGAGAACTGGATCAACAGCTATCCCAGAAAAATTTTCGGCTATAAGAGCGCCGGCACAATGTTCCGCGAATGCCTACGGGAGCTTGGTCTGACAGCATAAGCAACACGAAAGCAGAAAACCGTTGGTAAAATCGAACAATAGAGGGCGGCTGCAAGCGAAGAAAACTTGACGGCCTGTTTGCTTTACGCTAAAATCCACAAAAATAAGGCCGAAAATTTGTTGCATTTAATGCTTTACTTTTCACGCTGAACATTTTTTGTCAAAAAGCATTGACAACTGCCAATGCGCATGATAGAATCACAGATGATTTTGAGAGACGACGCAGAACAGGGTCTTTTCAAAGCAATTTTCCCATGGACCGCCCAGCGGGGCTAAGGCCATACGGACAGCCGGGTCCACTGCCGACCGGCGGTGCAAGCCGCCATTATTGATTGAGTTAGAAGCTCAAATTTTATAAGTTGGTTCCTTTACAACCATGAAATTGTGCAGCCAGTGCGCAGACTTGTGAAACGGTCAATAAAGAGCAGTAAAAGCAGAATTGCTATATAGACTCTCATCATCCCGTCTTTTTGGATCATGCTGAAACGCGGCCCGTGGCTCCGGCACATCTTGTCCGGGGGCTTTCTCCGCGCAAAAAATGGCTTTTTTCCAAGCGCAGGTCTGCACTTTTTGGTGCGGCACCTGCGCTTTTTTGTTTGTCTTGGAACCAGGGACGGAGGAAAAAAAGATGAGTGAGAACCGTACACGGTTCCGGCTGGACCAGCGCCGCGCGCCCATTTACGAAGCGCTGGAGCGGTTCCGGCAGATGCGTGTGGTGCCCTTTGATGTGCCCGGCCACAAGCGAGGCCGGGGCAACCCGGAGCTGACCGCCTTTTTGGGCCAGCAGTGCGTGGGCGTGGACGTGAACAGCATGAAGCCGCTGGACAACCTCTGCCACCCGGTGTCGGTCATCCGGGAAGCAGAAGAACTGGCCGCCGACGCCTTTGGCGCGGCCCATGCCTTTTTAATGGTGGGCGGCACCACCAGCAGTGTGCAGAGCATGGTGCTCACCGCCTGCAAGCGGGGCGATGAGATCATCCTGCCCCGCAACGTGCACCGCAGCGTGCTGAATGCGCTGGTGCTGTGTGGCGCGGTGCCGGTGTACGTGAACCCCGAGGTGGACAAGCGCCTTGGCATTTCGCTGGGCATGAAGCGGGAACAGGTGGAAAAGGCCATCCGGGAGCATCCCAATGCGGTGGCCGTGCTGGTGAACAACCCCACCTACTACGGCATCTGCTCCGACCTGCGCGCCATCGTCAAGATGGCCCACGACGCCGGGATGCTCTGCCTTGCGGACGAAGCCCACGGCACCCACTTCTACTTCGGCGGCGGGCTTCCCGTCTCCGCCATGGCGGCGGGGGCGGATATGGCCTCCGTCTCGATGCACAAGAGCGGCGGCAGCCTGACCCAGTCCAGCCTTCTGCTCATCGGGCCCAATGTCCACCCCGGCTATGTACGCCAGATCATCAACCTGACCCAGACCACCTCCGGCAGCTACCTGCTGATGTCCAGCCTCGACATCTCCCGCCGCAACCTCGCACTGCGGGGGCGGCAGGTGTTCCATCAGGTCGCGGACATGGCCGAGTATGCGCGGGAGGAGATCAACGCCGTGGGCGGCTACTACGCTTTCGGCAAGGAACTGTGCAACGGCAACTCCGTCTTTGACTTCGACACCACCAAGCTCAGCGTGCACACGCTGGACATCGGCCTTGCGGGCATCGAGGTCTACGATATCCTCCGCGACGAGTACGACATCCAGATCGAATTCGGCGACATCGGCAACATTCTGGCCTACCTGTCCATCGGCGACCGTCCGCAGGAAGTGGAGCGGCTGGTCAGCGCCTTGGCCGAGATCAAGCGCCGCTACCGCACCGACGGAGCCGGGCTGCTCAGTCAGGAATACATCGACCCGGTGGTGGCCGCCAGCCCGCAGGAGGCGTTCTACGCCCCGAAAAAGAGCCTCCCCTTACGGGAGACCGAGGGCATGGTGTGCAGTGAGTTCGTCATGTGCTACCCGCCGGGCATCCCCATTCTGGCCCCCGGCGAACGGATCACCAAGGAGATCCTGAATTACATCGAGTACGCCAAGGCCAAGGGCTGCAGCATGACCGGCCCCGAAGACCCGGACATCCTGCACCTGAACGTACTGGCATAAGGGGGAATGAACCATGGAATTTTGGTTTTCGGAATTTCACACCCCGGACGTGAAACACAGCATCCGGGTGAGCAAACAGCTCTACTCCAAGCAGAGCGACTACCAGCGCATCGACATCTTTGAGACGCCGGAGTTCGGCCGGGTGCTGACGCTGGACGGCAACGTGATGCTGACCGAGCGGGACGAGTTCATCTACGACGAGATGATCGTCCATGTGCCTATGGCCGTCCACAAAGAGGCGAAGGATATCCTCGTCATCGGCGCGGGCGACGGCGGCGTAGTGCGGGAGCTGACCCGCTACGACCGGGTAGAGCGGATCGACCTTGTGGAGATGGACCCGCAGGTGGTGGAGGCGTGCCGCGCCTACCTGCCCGGCAATGCCTGCCGGATGGATGACCGCCGGGTGCACATCTACTTCGAAAATGCCCTCAAGTTCATCCGCCGGTGCGAGGAGGAGTACGACCTCATCATCGTGGACTCCTCCGACCCCTTCGGCCCTTCCGAAGGGCTTTTCACCCGCGAATTCTACGGCAGCTGCTTCAACGCGCTGAAGGCCGACGGCATCATGGTCAACCAGCAGGGCAGCCCCTTCTACGCCGAGGACGCCAGCGCCATGCAGCGCAGCCACAAACGGATCGCGTCCACCTTCCCCATCAGCCGGGTGTATCAGGCCCACATCCCCACCTTCGCTGCCGGGTACTGGCTGTTCGGCTTTGCCAGCAAGAAGTACCACCCCATCGACGACCTCGACGCCGCCGCATGGAAAGCACTGAACATGCGCACCCGCTACTACACCGCCCGGCTCCACGTCGGAGCCTTTTATCTGCCCGCCTTCCTCGAAGAGATGCTGCGGGAAGTGGAGGAACACTGATGCGACCCAACATTGAAAACTTCATCGGCTGCGACAGCAGCTACCGCGCCGCCAGCATCGTGCTGTACGGTGCCCCCTACGATTCCACCACCAGCTACCGCCCCGGTGCCCGGTTCGGCCCCGCTGCCATCCGGCACGAGAGCTACGGGCTGGAGACCTACAGCCCCTACCAGAACGCCGACCTGACCGACTTCGACATCTTCGACAGCGGCGACTTGGAGCTCTGCTTCGGCTCCAGCGAGTCGGCCCTTTCCGACATTGAGGGCCGCGCCGCCGAAATTCTGGCAGACGGCAAGTTCCCGCTGCTGCTGGGCGGCGAACATCTGGTCACGCTGGGGGCCGTGCGGGCTGCGGTAGAGAAGTACCCGGATCTCCACATCGTCCACTTCGACGCCCACGCCGACCTGCGGGACGACTATCTGGGAGCCAAGCTCAGCCACGCCTGTGTGCTCCGCCGCTGCCACGAGCTTGTGGGGGACGGCCGCATCCATCAGTTCTGCATCCGCAGCGGCGACCGCGCCGAGTTCGACTTTGCAGCCCAGCACACCGAGCTGCACAAGTTCGACTTCACCGGCCTCGCCGAGCTGACGGAAGCGCTCTGCGAAAGCCGGGTGCCCGTCTACCTGACCATCGACCTCGACTGCCTCGACCCCTCCTGCTTCCCCGGCACCGGCACCCCCGAAGCGGGCGGCGTGAGCTTCTTGCAGCTGTTGGACGCCATCCGCACCGTGGCCAAGGCGAACATCGTCGCCGCCGACCTCAACGAGCTGGCCCCCACGCTGGACCCCACCGGCGTTTCCACCGCCACCGCCTGTAAGGTGCTGCGGGAGACCCTCATCGCGCTGGACAAGGGCTGGCCCGGCTTCCAAGCATAACGCCTGAATCAAAAACAACGCAGCGGTCGGGGCGCAGACCCCAGACACGCTGCGCGATCAAACATCATAAAGGAGAGACTTACCATGAGCAAAGTTCTGATCATCGGCTGCGGCGGCGTGGCTTCCGTCGCCATCCACAAGTGCTGCCAAGTGCCCGAAGTCTTCACCGAGATCTGCATCGCCAGCCGCACCAAGTCCAAGTGCGACAAGCTGGCCGCCGAACTGGCCCCGAAGACCGCCACCAAGATCACCACCGCACAGGTGGACGCTGACAAGACCGAGGAAGTCATCGCCCTCATCAAGGCTTATCAGCCCGACCTCGTGATGAACATCGCCCTGCCCTATCAGGACCTGACCATCATGGACGCCTGCCTTGCGTGCGGCGTCAACTACATGGACACCGCCAACTACGAGCCGGAGAACACCGACGACCCGGCGTGGCGCGCTGTTTACGAGAAGCGCTGCAAGGAGGCCGGGTTCTCCGCCTACTTCGATTACAGCTGGCAGTGGGCCTACGCCAAGAAGTTCGAGGAGGCCGGCCTGACCGCCCTGCTGGGCAGCGGCTTTGATCCGGGCGTGACCCAAGCTTACTGCGCCTACGCCAAGAAGCACGAGTTCGACACCATCGATACCATCGACATCCTCGACTGCAACGGCGGCGACCACGGCTATGCCTTCGCCACCAACTTCAACCCGGAGATCAACCTGCGCGAAGTGTCCGCCCCCGGCAGCTACTGGGAGAACGGCCACTGGGTCGAGATCCCAGCCATGAGCATCAAGCGGGAGTACAACTTCGACAAGGTGGGCCAGAAAGACATGTACCTGCTCCACCACGAAGAGATCGAGTCCCTCGCCAAGAACATCCCGGAGGCCAAGCGCATCCGCTTCTTCATGACCTTCGGCCAGAGCTACCTTGACCACATGCGCTGCCTCGAAGATGTGGGGATGCTCTCCACCACCCCCATCGAATTCAACGGGCAGGAGATCGTGCCCATCCAGTTCCTCAAGGCCCTTCTGCCTGACCCCGCCAGCCTCGGCCCCCGTACCAAGGGCAAGACCAACATCGGCTGCATCTTCACCGGCAAGAAGGACGGCAAGGAGAAGACCTACTATATTTATAATGTCTGCGACCATCAAGAGTGCTACAAGGAAGTCGGCTCTCAGGCCATCAGCTACACCACCGGCGTGCCCGCCATGTGCGGTGCCCTCATGCTGCTGACCGGCAAGTGGACCACCAAGGGCGTGCACACCGTGGAGGAGTTCGATCCGGATCCCTATCTGGACGCACTGGACAAGTACGGCCTCCCCCGCTCCGAGAGCCACGCCCCGGCTCTGGTGGACTGATGCGGCTGGCTGACACCCGCCCGCCCTTCGCGGGGCTGGCGAAGCTGCCGGAGGAAGCCCTCGCTTCCCTGCCCACCCCCTGCTACCTGCTGGACGAAAGCCAGCTGCGCCGCAACGGCGAGATCCTGCTGGGGGTGCAGCAGCGCACCGGCTGCAAGATCCTGCTGGCGCAGAAGGCGTTCTCGAACTTCGACCTCTACCCGCTGCTGGCCCCGTACCTTGCGGGCACCGAGGCCAGCGGCCTGTACGAGAGCCGCCTCGGCAAGGAGGAGCTGCCGGACAAGGAAAATCATGTCTTCTGTGCCGCGTTCCGGGCTGACGAATTCGACGAGCTGCTGTGCTGCGCCGACCACATCGTCTTCAACTCGCCCCACCAGCTGAAAAAGTTCGGCCCCGCCGCCAAGGCTGCGGGCAAGAGCGTGGGGCTGCGCATCAACCCGGAGTGCTCCACACAGGAGGGCCACGCCATCTATGACCCCTGTGCCCCCGGCAGCCGCCTTGGCACCACCCGCGCCCAGTGGGACGCCGCAGCGGAAAAAGATCCCGCCCTGCTCTCTCTGCTGGACGGGCTGCACTTCCACACCCTCTGCGAGCAGGACTCCGACGCGCTGGCCGCAACGCTGGACGCCGTGGAGGCGCGTTTCGGCGACCTGCTGCCGCAGATGCAGTGGCTGAATTTTGGCGGCGGGCACCACATCACCCGCCCGGATTACGACCTGCCCACGCTGGAGCGCTGCATCACCCGGATGCAGCAGACCTACGGCGTACAGGTCTACTTGGAGCCGGGCGAGGCGTGGGCGCTGAACGCGGGCTATCTCGTGACGACCGTCCTCGACGCGCTGCAGAACGGCGAAACGAGCCTTGCCATCCTCGACATGTCCGCCGCGTGCCACACGCCGGACGTCATCGAGATGCCCTACCGCCCGCCCCTGCTGGGCGCCGGGGAACCGGGCGAAAAAGCTTGCACCATCCGCCTCGGCGGCCCCACCTGCCTTGCCGGGGACGTCGTGGGCGACTACAGCTTCGCCGCCCCCCTCGCAGAGGGTGACAAGCTCATCTTCGGCGATATGGCGATCTATACCACCTGCAAAAACAATACCTTCAACGGAATGCCCCTGCCCCCCATCTGGGCCATGGACGAGACCGGCTCCTGCCGCGAGCTCGTGAAGTTTGGGTATGAGGAGTTTAAGGGGAGACTGGGAAGACTTTGAATAAAAATGGCCGTGTCCGAAGTCTGCATGTGCAGAGACCGGACACGGTCGTTTTTTGCTCTATAGTAAAAAAATGGGATTCGCTGAAAAGCGTTTCCCGTTTTTTCTGTGAAATCCCAACTCCAGTCCTTGCCCACGGGGACGGGGTGTGTTAAACTGGAAGCAAAAGGCGCGGGCAGGGGGAGGCCCCGGCCCGACGCTGTGGAATGAAAAAACTAGGGGAGGAACTGACACGTGAAACATCTCGCTCAAATTGCCCGCCGGGCGGCGGCGCTGGTGCTGGCGGCGGTGCTGGTCTGCACGCTGGTGCCCGCAGCCTTTGCAGAGGAGGAGATCGCCCACCCGACCACCATCGGCGGCGCGGACACCACTCTCGTCCCGGTGGAAGAGGAAAACTGCCTGAGCTGGCTCTTCGGCTCCAAAGATAAGATCACCATGCCCTACCTTAACATAAAGGGCAAGGGTCTGCGCCGGAACGTCACCCTCGACCTCGTGGACTGCCTTGTGGGCATCACTTACACCGAGCTGGGGTCCATCGGCAGCTTCGTCAGCTCCTCGGCAGCGCAGCAGGCGTGGAAGGCACAGGCTGTGGCCATCCATTCCTATCTGCTGTACCAAAAACAGTACGGCTCGTCGGCCAACGCCCTCGTCTACACCCCCGTG